GCTTAAATTAAACTTATCAACTGAACAAAAGAAAGAACTTTCCCTCTACCTAAAGGAAGAAATCTCAACTGTTCTTTCTGACCGTTCTGACCTTGATAAAAACTGGTCTAAATGGGAGAAACAATATGAAGGTAAGTCTGAAGAAGGTGAAAAGACCTTTCCTTGGCAAGGGGCTTGTAATGTTGTTGTTCCAGTTACCGGTTCCATCATAGATGCCCTTCTTGCACGTCTAATGGACATGTGGAAGGTGGAACCTTTCTTCTCTGTCAGAAGTCTTAATGAAACTGTTGACCAAGCAACTAAACAAATAGGTCAACTTCTTGAATGGGCAAATAGGCATGAACTTAAACTTTTCCAAACTATGATTCCAACTATTCTTTCAACTCTCAAATTTGGTAATGGTTTTGGTAAACTCACATGGACTTTAGCTAGTGACTTTACAGCTCAACCAGGAGGTAAGTACCGACATATACCTATTCAAAATATTCTTTTTCCTTCTAACTGTCTAAATATCCATACAGCTCAGTGGGTAGGAGATCAAAATACTTATACCTTTAGTGACCTTAAAAAGCTTGAAAGACAAGGTCTTCTTTATGATATTAATAGTCTTAAAGATAAGGAGCCTGAATCTACACCTAATTCTCAACTTGATGATGAACAGGAAAAATTAACTACTATGTCTTCTAAGCCTGGTGACATGTGGACTCTTTATGATATCTGGATGGGTTGGGATGTGAATGGTGATGATATGGATGAAGAGATACATGTAGCTGTTTCTTATCCTGATTGTAAGATTCATGGAGCTTGGATGAATGAGTATGGACATAGGCCATATAGACATTTTAAACTCTTTCCAAGGGAAAATTCTGTATGGGCTATGGGCCTATGTGAGTACCTAGGTGACTTGCAAGAAGAATTAACTACACTTCATAGACAGAGAACTGATAATGCAACTTTAGCAAATACTCGATTTTTTAAAGCTAAAAGTGGAGCAACTGGAATTAAACCTGGTATGAAAATTTGGCCTGGGCGTGTCCTAGTAATGGACGACCCAGAGAAGGACCTGATTGGTGAACAGCTTGGTGAAATTTATCAATCAAGTGTTCAAGCAGAAATGATACTTATGTCCTTAATTGAGAAACGTGCAGGTTTATCAGATGTAGCTATGGGGAAAGCTCCAAGAAGAGAAACAGCTACAACTACTCTTGCATTAATCCAAGAAGGAAATAAACGTCTTGAGTTCTTAATTAACTATATCAAGATTGAACTTGCTGAACTTGGTATGGATTATTTAGAACTTCATAGACAGTTTGCTTCTCCAGAGAAAGTAATTAACTGTCTTGGACAGGAAGGACAGATAGTTACCCAAGTCTTAGCTGGTGGAATTAGAGGAAGGATCGTTCTTGACATAACAGCTGGAAGTGAAGGTTCCTCAAAGGAAGTAGAGAGGCAACAGTTAATTCAACTATTTGGTCTCTTTAAAGACTTCTATATGAGTATGATTGAACTTGCAATGATGGTAGCTAATCCTGAAGTTCCACCTATGGCACAGGCTTTTGCATTGAAAGTTTCAGCTGCGGCTACTAAGTTTATGGAGCAAATAGGTGATAACTTTAATGTACGGGATATTAAGGAACTAATCCCATCTTTACTTAATACTTTTGGTCCTATGAATGGAGGAATAAACAATGGCGGAAATGGAGGAGGAATGGAGAGCCCTGGCGGACAACCAGGCATGGCAGGTATGCAGGGAGGAATGGAAGGAGCAGCTTCGGGCAATGGAAAGGCAAGTATGGAGTCTGAGTTCATGGGAGGAGTTTATTGAACTTAAAGGTAGACGTGCAGGTCTACTTGCTGCTTTCCATGTAATTGATAACTTGAGATTTGGTGAAGAAACTGAAAACGCTAAACATTATTAACTTTAGGAGGTAGTATGAATAAAACTTTTGCAAAGCAAGTATTTGAAGAATGGGGCTTCTGGCCAATTTGTGGTGGAGTTGATGAACCACCTATAGTTGAGCCACCTCCAGTTATAGAGCCTCCTGTTATTGAACCTCCACCAGTTTCTACACCTGTTATTGGTCTTGAAACTAAGTTGGATGGAGATCAAATTCCTGAAGAACTTAGAGGAAAAAGTTTAAGTGAAGTAATTGGTATGCTTCAACAACCAACTCTTCCTCAGATACCTGAACCTGTTCAACCTTCAAGTCAAGAACCTACTGAACAAGAAACACTTGAGGAACTTAGAGTTAACTTTTATCAAGATCCAATTGGAACAGTGTCCAAACTTGTTCAAATGGCTATAGCTCCAGTAGTTAATTCAATTTACCAAGATAAGGAGGATAAAGGAAGAAACTCTATAGTTAGTCGTGACAATTATGATATGCTAAAGAAGGATGTTGATGAGTTTATGACTAATGTTCCTCAACATCTTCGGGCTAATCCTCAGTCTTGGGATATAGCTTATAATTATGCAAAAGGAAAGAACTTTGAAAAGTTAACTAAGCAAGTTTCATCAGCACCTGCTGAACTTCCTCCACCAACAGGAATTCTATCAGTTGGAGGAAAAGTTAACTTAACAGAAGATGAAAAAAGGGCTGCACTTAATATGGGGATAACAGAGGAGGATTATATAAAATGGAAATAAGTGAGAAAGAAGCTAAAGAGATTTTGGAGAATGTAAAAAGGAAAGCTCTCGTTGGAAAAGGTGAAATGTCTATGAGAGACCTTGACGGGCTTGAGGTTAAAGGTAAAGAGGGAAAGAAGTATCGGTGGATAAATTCAAAGACAATGAACGTAGATAGAAAGGCTATTGAAGGATGGGAAGTTTGTAAAGACGCTGAAGTTAAGGGTGGAATTTTTCAAAATGGAACTCATAAGAATGGGGATTTAATTCTTGCAGAAATGTCTAATGAGCAATTTCAAGAGAAATCTCAGAAGAACAGAGAAAGAGCTAAACGATTAGAGCGTTCTGTACAAGAGAATTTTCATGAGGAAGGAAGAAAACTGGGTGTTTCTACTTATGAGGAAATATCTAATAAATAGGAAGGAGGTGATTAAATAATGGCAACAATTAGTATGAAACCTATGATGGCTGCAAAGACTATTAGTGGGAATTCTCCACAGTTAGTTCCGTATCCTGAGGCTGCAAGCCAGACATTTGTACGTGGAGAGATTGTATACTTAGTTGGAGGAAAAGTAACTGAAATTAGTGGAGATACTCCTGGTCAAATTCTTGGTGTAGCTGCTGAAAATGCTTCAGGAACTACTAATACTCAAATACTTGTTTGGATAGCTAATGATGATACTATTTTTGAGGCTAACTATTCAGATGATGCTCAGGCAGGAACTGCTACAGCTGTAAGTATTGTGGGCTTAAGGAAGATACTAGATAGAGATACTACTAATAGTCGAGTTTATGTATCTAACTCGGGAACGACACCAAGAGTAACTATTCTTGGACTTAGTGAGAAAGATGCTGCTGGAGATACTGGTGGAAGAGTTCTTTTCCAGTTTATGAGACAGTATTCACAGCTCTTTTCTACTTCATAAGGGAGGAGGTGATATAAAGAATGACTACTACACGTAGTGCTTTTGCAAGTTTACTTGCACCAGGATTAAGGAAGATTTATTTTGATGAACTTAAGGAAAGACCACTTGAGTACGAAGCTATTTTTAATATTGAGTCATCTAAAAGGAAGTATGAAGATGATTATCAGATGGCTGGACTTGGAAGTATGCCTGAGAAGGCGGAGGGGCAGTCTATTATTTATGACGACCCAATCTCAGGTAATACTAAGAGATATACTCATCTAAGTTGGGGTCTTGGTTTTAGGATAACTCATGAAGCTTATGAGGATGACCTTTATGGTATGCTTGGTAAGAAGATGTCTAGTCAGCTTGCTAAGTCAGCAAGAAATGCTCAGGAAGTTCATGCACATGCTATATTGAATAATGCTTTTGCAGCTTCTGCAACTGCATCAACTCTTGCAGCTGCTAATACTTTTGATGGTTACAGTCTCTGTAATGTGGCTCATGTAAGGCTTGGTGGTGGGACTCAGGCTAATAGGTCTTCAACTGATGCAGATCTTTCAGTATCAAGTCTTCAGGCTGCTATTGACTTGTTTGAGGGATGGACTGATGAACGTGGGATTTCTCTTGTTTGTCAGCCAAAACGACTAATAATTCCTTATCAGACAAAATGGATAGCCAGGGAAATACTTAATTCAAGTGCTAAACCATATACTGCTAACAATGAGATAAATCCTTTAATGGATGAAGATCTTAGTTTTATGGTTAGCCATTATTTAACTGACTCTGATTCTTGGTTTCTTATTGCGGATAAAGGAGTTCATGGACTTAACTTCTTTTGGAGAGAGAAACCTACATTTAAAGAATCTGATGATTTTGACACTGGTGATGGTAAGTTTAAAGGTTATCAGAGATTTGTATCTGGTGTTTCAGATTGGAAGGGTGTATTTGGAAGTCAAGGAGCTTAACTAAGGGAGGTATAGTATGTCTACTTTAAAAGTAGGTGATGGTGTTACTTCCTTTAGCAAGCCGGCAGGTGCTAGGCCTTCCCAGCTATGTCTATATGACACAGCTGGGGTTGCCTGGTTTATATGGGTAGATACTTCTGGAATACTAAGGATAAGTGATACTGCTAATACTGAAGAAACTGATTTTGCGTCAGGAGGAACAATAGTTGGAGCACAAAGCGCATAAGTTAGATAGCGAAATATTTAACAATGTAACTTGTAAATGTGGCCAGGTTTATCAAAAGCTTGGCCCTTTACAGATTGAATGTCCAACTTGTTTTACAACTTTCTTAACTCAAAAATGGAGGTTAACTAAGTATGGATGTAGCTCTGTCAATTCAGACATATAATGGTCCTACACGAGTAGGATATTTACTTAGAAGTCTTAGGAAAGCTGGTTGGCCTCCATTTCCTGTTTATGTTTTTGAAGATCCATCTTCTACTAGAGCTTGGGAAGACCTTCAAATAGTTTGTAAAGACTTTCCAGTTAAGTTAGGTAGACGACCTAGTTGGGGTAATATGCAAGGATGCTTTCAGTATGCTATGGAACAGACAAGTCATGATTTAACTATCCTGATGAGTGATGATATACTTGTTCAACCTGGTTGGTGGGAAACTCATTTATCTTGGTATGAGAAACTTTATGACTTAGTTGGTGCCTCGGCTTTTTCTCATTGGGACTCGTGTGAACTTATCTCTCAAGGATGGATAGATGATAGAGAAGAGTTTATTAAACTTATAGATTTATGTATTCCTGATAATCCTTGGTACTCAGAACCTGATATCATACATGCTGTGCATGGTTCTTGTTTTGCTCTTCGTAGAGATGTATGGGAAGACCAAGGTGGATTTGCCCAAGACTTCCTTGCTAAAGACGAAGACATATCAAGGAAAATTTGGATAAATACTGATTTAATTTGTGCTAAATTTCCTGGCTCTCCACTTCTTCATATGAGTGGAGAGTCAAGAAAATGGGATAAGTATAATGAAGACCATCCAGAAGTTGGTAAGCAAACTTGTTCATATCAAGGTATATCTGCTAAAACTAGTGAGGAAGCATGGCAACTTCAGATTCCTAAAATGAAAGTTGGAAGGGAAAAGTTAAATGAATATCTACGAAGAACAAGCGAAGTTGGAGTTGGTTGAACTGGATAAGGTTGATAATCAGTTTCATAAACCTAGGTTTGATAAACTGTTAGAATGGATAGATGTTATTCAACCAGCTACTTTAATAGACATTGGATGTTCTTGGGGATATGTATTAGAAATGATTCCTAAATCAATAAAATCTATTGGGATAGATATAAGTTCAACTAAAACTTGTTATTGTAGAAAACTTGGTTTT